GAATTATGTACAGATCTGGACAACGCTCTGTGGTTGAGTGGCTTGTCCGTAGAATGGAAGAGGTAAGAAGCGATGCCTTATAACAATGGAAGATGGATACCACCTGATGACTTGACTTGGGATGAAGATTTCGATCAAGATAAGCTTGTAAATGAACTCAGGTTAAGAGGAGATTTAGGAGCAAGAGAAACTTTAGCAGATTTATTTGATGTAGGTAAGGATAGCTGGGAGATTCAAGATAACTGGGAAAGTGACTTAAATGAACGTAAACGGTTTGAAATTTTAGATCTTTATCGTCAGGACTACGAAGCTGGTAGACAATTTGATGATAGTTGGGGGCTTGAATTTGAAAGAGAAGACGTAGACATTGATGATGATGGTGGTCTATCAGGTGCTCAAGAATTATACCGTGCGTTAATGGGTGATGGGTATGACATAGACTATGCACATTACAATAATAACCTAGCTTATAGATCTACAACCGCACGACTAGGTAAAGAGTTTGGATTTGAAGATATCCGTACACCTTTTACAACACCTAGACAAATTAGAGCAGCTAAAGCTCAACTAGAATTACCCGGTTATGATTGGGATGAGGCATGGGTTAAGAATAACGCAATGACTTATACCGACGATGAGGTTGAAGCACTTGCAGACTTTGCGAAACATAATCAAACAAGACACTTTGATCCTAAAACTAACATCACTACCTATCTAAATCCACAAGATAATAGAAGTTTATCTACTAAATTGTATGAAGCTAGACAAGCAGGTAATTACAATCAATTAAAACAACCCGGTTCTCCACAGTTTGTAAATGTTATAGCAGGTGAAGTACCTAAAGAAGAGTATACACCTGAGGGTGCTAGGATTGTAACTGATAATGACATTAGACAAATCTATCAAAGATACTGGGGAAGAGATTACAATAGTTCTGAAGCTGGTGTTGGTATAGAGCAGTGGGAAATTGATCATTGGAAAGATCAGATAGCTCAAAACAATTGGTCGTATGAAACCTTTGAACAAACCATAGCTAATGCACCAGAGGCTAAAGCTCAAGGTGTTAGGGATAAAGGTAAAGCATACTTCAATCCTAATGCAGGTAAGGAAGCTGAGATAACAGGTAAGTTAACAGCTGAACCTGCACCAATCAACCCACCTGATTTAACTATCAGGAAAGTAACACCAAGAAGACCAGATAATGTCCCACCTAATTGGACAGTACCGGGGTTATAATTATGGCAGTAAAATCATGGCAACTAGGGTACGATGCTACCACTGGTAACTTTGTAGAACTAGATGATATAGCAGCAGCAGATCCTAATGATCCTAGAAGAGTAGCATTTGAAAATCAAGTTACTGCTATCATGGAACAGAAAGGTTTACTTGCTAGTCAAGCTCAACAGTATGTAGCAAACGCTTACGCTCAAGGTACTACACTAGATGCACTAAAGCATACCTCAGTACAAACAGGAACCGCTGAAGAACGTGGTGATGTTTGGGGTGCTAGTGATGATACTAAAGGTAAGTCTTTCTTAAAAGCACAGGAAGATGCAACTGTTACAACTGGAGATTGGAAAACCAACGCTGCTTTAATTGAAAAGTTATATACAGAAGGCTTCGGACGTGAAGCTGACACAGCTGGCTTACAGTATTGGACTGAACAACTAACAGATGGTAACATGTCTTACGCTAAGATAGCTGAATCATTTGGTATGTCGGAAGAAGCACAGGTTAGAGATGTATACCACCAAGAGTATGGTAGAGATGTTGATGATGCTGGCTTACAGTATTGGTTGTCCACAGATGATGCTGTTGGACATGCTACACGTGTACTACAAGATTCAAGTACAACTGAAACAAAGATTCGAGATTTACATGCAAGTCATCTTGGACAGTTCTCAACAGAGGCTGAACGTCAAGCTAACATAGCAGCTGGAGGTTTCTGGACTGATGCTCAGGAAGGTGGATATAAAAACCTAGACTGGCGTGATTTCACCGCTACTAAAAAAGATGAAGCTGGTAATATTATACAAGGTAGTGGTCAAACAGGTACTCAAACTGATTTCGGTGATCTAAGGTATGACTTTGGTACTGATGAAACCTCACCATTTGGTACAGGAGATGACTTATTCTTTGGTGCTACTGGTCAAGCAGCTGAAAGAGATGCAGAAGGTAACATAATTAAAACAGGTGTTGAAAGATTCAGAGCTTCAGTAGCAGGTGAACAGGATGCTACCTCTAGTTTCTCAGGTAATACTATCTCATCCATAGATGATGTTAGAAATATATTACAAAGAAGAGAAGATCTTATGAACATAAGTTCTACCTATGATGTAGATGATACAGAAGGTGGCTCAGGTATTGGTAGGATCTTTACACTTAAGGAGATGGAACCATACATGCATGAGGCTGCTGAAGAAGATGGTACTTTAAAAACTCTGGCTGAAAAACTAGGTGCAGAGAAATGGGCAATCCTTACTAAAGAATTAACCAAAGTACCCGGACCTGATGGACCAATAAAAGGACAAGTTATGTTTGATCCGGGTACTAATCCTGATGAAAGAGATACTAACCGTAACACTTTATCAAATAATTACCAAGTACCAGTCCCACCTGATTATCAAAGTCCAGACTTAGCTAATGTAAGTAGAACAGAGGTAGATTATATGCCTGACCTTGATGGTACTGTACCTAACAGACCATTAAGAAAGTTAGATAGTAGTTACACTACAGCTCCACAACAGGCTGTAAGAAAACAAGGTGCGTTTGTAGCTGGTACCAGTGCTAAAGGTGTTAGACGTAGACAGTCTAGTGCTGCTAGATCAGGTAGATCTGCAATGGGTACTAAGCAACTAGCTCGTAACAATATGCAAATCAAATCCCTTAATATATAATGTCAGCTAAAACAAAATATGACAGTTTATCATCCAATCGTTCCCAGTTTCTAAGCATAGCGGAAGAGGCAGCTAAGCTGACCATTCCATATCTAGTTCGTGGTGAGGAAGAGTTTATGCGTGGTGCTAAAAACTTAAGCACACCATGGCAATCAGTAGGTGCTAAAGGTGTAGTAACCTTAGCAGCTAAACTTCAACTTGCATTGGTACCACCTAACACTAGCTTCTTTAAGCTACAAGTTAATGATGGTATGCTAGGACAAGTTGAACCTCAAGTTAAAACAGAACTAGATCTATCCTTCGCTAAGATAGAGAGAACCATTATGGACTCTATCGCAGCATCAGATGACCGTGTTGTTATACACCAAGCTCTTAAGCATTTGGTAGTAGCAGGTAATGCGTTAGTCTTTATGGGTAAGGAAGGTCTCAAGCTATTCCCTCTACATCGTTATGTTCTAGAACGTGATGGCAACGGTAACGTGATTGAAATTGTTACCAAGGAAAAAATTAGCAAAAAATTATTACCAGATTTTGAAGACGACTTAACTGTACAGGACGAGTCCGAACATAGTGATGACGTAGATGTATACACACATGTACGCCGTGATAATAATAGATTCATTTGGCATCAAGAAGTAAACGATAAAATAATACCTAAGTCAATAAGTAAAGCACCATTAGATTCTAATCCATGGTTACCTCTACGATTTAACACAGTAGATGGTGAACCTTATGGACGTGGTAGAGTAGAAGAATTCATGGGTGATCTTAAGTCACTTGAAGCTCTGTCACAAGCAATCACTGAAGGAAGTGCAGCCGCTGCTAAGGTAGTGTTTGTTGTCTCACCTTCTAGTACAACGAAACCTCAGACTCTTGCAGCTGCAGGTAACGGTGCTATCGTTCAGGGTAGACCTGATGACATAGGTGTAGTACAAGTAGGTAAGCAAGCTGACTTTGCTACGGCATATCAGATGATGCAAACCCTAGAGAAGAGATTGTCTGAAGCATTCCTTATCTTATCCGTACGTCAATCAGAACGTACTACAGCAGAGGAAGTTCGGATGACTCAGATGGAACTAGAGCAACAGTTAGGTGGACTATTTAGTGTACTTACTACTGAGTTCTTAGTACCATATTTAAACAGGAAGCTTAGTGTATTCCAAAAGACTGGTGAGATACCTCGCCTACCTAAGGGTATAGTACAACCTACTATTGTCGCTGGAGTTAATGCATTAGGTAGAGGTCAAGACCGTGAGAGTCTAGGACAATTCCTTACAACTATCTCACAAACAATGGGACCAGAAGCTACTCAGCAATTCATTAATCCTGAGGAAGTTATCAAACGTCTTGCAGTCGCTCAAGGTATAGATATACTTAACCTTGTAAGAGGTATGCAAGAAGTACA